ACGACGATCACCAATTTCCTGCGGGAAGAAGAGATCGCCGTCCTCCGCAAGTTCCGCATCTACGCCGCTCTCGAAGGCAGCGGCAACGTGCTGACCAACCAGTCGGGCAGGGGCTTCTCGTGGGAGGTTCGTTTCCGCAACCAGCCCGTGAGCGGAAACAACGGCGAGACTCCGCGAGTCTTCGCGCGCCAGAACCTCTGGAAGACCGCGAAGCTCGATTGGAGAGGCTATCAGGTCACGGACATGATCCTGCGACGTGAGATGCTGGAGAACCGTGGTCAGCAGGCGCTGATCGCGGTCGCCGGCAAGATGGCCTCGCGTCTTCAAGAGTCGATGGAGCAGCACCTCAGTCGCGAAATCTACTGTGACGGCTTCAAGCCGGGCAACGAGCTTCGCTTCTGCGGCCTCGACTCCATGTTCGCCTACGACGGCACCGTGAACGTCGATGACGGCACGAAGCGCGCGACGAACCCGGCCGATCCGTTCTGCTGGGCGAAGGACGAGTACGCCGGCCTCTCGACCGAACTCGGCGCCGAGGCGGGCTCGCAGCTGGAGAAGGGCAGCTGGCCCAACGTGGCGTGCGACGAGTCCTACGACTACTACACCCCTGTGGTCGTGAACTACGAGAGCACCTTCTTCAAGGGTGCGACTCCGACGTGGAAGGATCAGTGCGTCGAGGCGACTCGCGAGGCGATCCACCAGACGAAGCGCAACGACTCGAAGGAGTCGGCCGTCGATCTCGTGATCATGGATCGGCGCATGTACATCGACTACATGAACCGGCTCGACTCCAAGGAGCGCACCATCGTCACGAAGACGAACGGCCTGAAGTCCTACGGATTCGGGGACGTGTTCGAGCAGGACGGCGTCGAAATCTCGACGGAGTACGCCGTTCCGACGGGCTGCGCCTACGGCCTCTCCATCGGCAACATGTACCTCCACTGCATGGAGGGCCAGCTGATTACCGCGGATGGGCCGTACTACAACCAGCACACGCAGGGGTACGAATACGTTGCTTCGGTACTCGCCAACCTCCGCTTCGTCTCGCCGCGAAACTTCTTCAAGCTCGTGGCCGCCGTCTGACCCAACTCCCTCAGTTCCAAGGAAACGCTTCCATGGCTTTCACGTTCGATCCCGGTTTCGGTCGCGGTCAGGTGCTCGGCGCCAAGTGGTCGCACCCCATCGAGAAGACCGATCCGCTCGTGACGGGCGCCTCGACGGTCGGCACGAAGAAGACGTTCACCGACGTTCACGCCAAGACCGGCGCCGTCCTCTCCAACGAGACGGTGACCTGCGTGGCCGTTCGCAACACGACCGGCGATGCGGTGCTCCCCGGTGACACCCAGACCGTCAAGGGCTACGAGGGCGTGGTGGACGAGTACCTCCCCGCCACCGGCTGCCCCGACGGCGAGGTGTACTGGCTCGTCATCGACGGCCCGACGCAGTCCCCGCTCGACACGCGCGTGACGCTGATCAACAGCGCCCCGGTGCCCCGCACCGTCACCGTGGTCGATCCCGACGGCAAGCTGACCGAGGAGCCCGAGGTGGTCGAGAACCCCGGCTCCACGAAGACGACGACGACCGACGACACGACCGACGACACGACCACCCCTGGCACCAACTGAGGTGACTCGATGAAGTTCCTGTTCGCAACGCTGTTCGTGCTGTGCGCTTCGGTGACGGTGGCCGGCGAGACGCTGGTTCCGATGCCGAGCGCCGACCCGAAGAGCCACCGCGACCTGCGGGCCCAGAAGCACGACATCCGCAGCACCGCGCGGGTCGAGCAGGCTTCGGCCAAGCGCCGCTTCAAGGCCCAGCGTGCCGAGAGGCGAGCGAAGGAACTGCGGGCCGAGAACGCGACTGCCGCGGCAGAACTCGGCGCGAAGTGACCTTTCGGTGGCGTGGGTCTTGCGGGGCGGCGGGATGACGCGAGGTCGCCCCGCCGCCCCTTTTCATTCCTGTAGGTGAGCTATGAATGACGTGAGTGGATGGAAGGCCGGTGGAGGCAGCCAGTCCTCCATGTCCTCCTCGGCGTCATACGACTACAGCGGTGCCGACTACGCCCACCGGCTCGGGGAGCAACTCAGCCAGCTGCGGATGGCACGCCAGCAGACCTTGATGGAAGACCCGCTGGCGACTGTCGGCACGTCGGGGCGCATCCGCGATCTCCAGCGCTACCTCGCTGCGTTCCACTCTGGCGGCCAGCTGGGCGACCACAACGTCCTCCCGGGCGTCCGAGTTTCGAGCGCCAGCAACAGCGGCTCCTCCGGCGGGGACAGCAGCCAGCAGGCCGAGTTCTTCGACCCGCAGCGCGTGCACATCGAGAACATCCGTTCGCAAGGCAAGAAAAACAATTAGGCAGGAGTAGGACATGCGGTCTCGCCCAATGCGCAACCTGAACGACGTGGAGTCTCAGTGGAGGCCAACGGAGACCTCGTACCAGGGGGCGATCTCGGCCCACGGGAAGAACGCCTTCGAGCACCAACTCGCCGCCAACCGCGCCCAGCGGGCAGCGAACAACACTGAGCCGGGGACGGGTAGCTCGCGTCTGTACGGCGGCGGCTACGGCACGCAGGGCGCAGCGGACAACCTCTATGAGGGTGCCGCCCGCGCCGACAACATGCGCGCGAACGCCCAGACCCAGCGGGACATTTGGGCCAGCGGCAGGGAAGTCCAGCACGAGCGGAACCTCCAGAACGCAGCTATGGAGTTGCGCGACAAGGAGGTGGAACTCAAGTACGACGCCCAGAACCAGATGTCGAACGCCATCGGCTCGGGTCTCCAGGGCATGAACTCCGGCAACATCCTGGCGGGACTCACCCAGCACAGCAGCCAGCCAGCTGGCGTGGACATCTTCAACAGCCAGGGCTCCCGGGTGGGCGGCTCGGGCTATCGGAGCCCGCTCTCTGGGCTGTCGTGACAAATAGTCTGGCGTTCGCCAGACGCTCGGGGCCGATCCGGTGGGGACGCCCGCCGGATCGGTTTCCCGATTCCAGAAAGTGGAATGGAGGCCACAACATGAAGACCTGCGAAGACTGCGGCGACCAGCGGGACGACACGCCCCTCAACTTCCCCGTCTACCAGCGCCGCCGGCAGAAGTGCTTGGCCTGCGTGGTGAAGCTGCGCCGGCAGAAGGCGGAGGCGAAGAAGGAGAAGCGCGCACGCCAGATGGCGAGGCTGGAGGGCGCGGCGGTCGACGCCATGCTGAAGGCTTCCGCGGGCGGCACGAACATCCCGCACTCGGCGGAACTGCTGGAGCACACCATGGTCTGCTTCGGCGGCGTGGCGGGCTTCTCGAAGATTCTGATGAAGCAGTACTTCGACTCCAAGCCGGGCAGCCCGCAGCGCGTCAAGCTGCTCGACATGATCACCAAGCTGGTGACCACGAACGCCGACCAGGGCGGCTCGAAGAAGCCCCTCCAGTTCTGGTCGGAGGACGAGCTTGAGGCAGAGCTAGACATCCGCCTCCAGCAGGCCGTGCAGGGCTTCTCTGCCCCGCGGCTGAAGGGCATCCCGATCATGGAGGCCGGGGATGAAGCCGCTCCCGAACATCCCGACCACCAGTAGCTACCAGCGGGAACGGCTGAAAGAGCTTCAGGCGGAGCTTAACGAGCGCCGCATCGAGGCCCTTCGGCTCTACACGCCCTCGGCATTGCAGGAAGAAATCCACTCCTGCACCGCCAGCGAAGTGCTCGTTATCGGCGGCAACCGCTCCGGCAAGACAATGTGCTCTGCCATTGAAGCAGCGCGGGCTGCCACGGGGCGCGACCCGCATAAGAAGTATCCCGAGCGGGACGGCGTGCTCGCCATCGTCGGCCGGAATTGGCAGCACATAGGGATGGTGTGCGTGCCGTACCTCCTGCGTGCCGGCGCCTTCAAGATCATCCGCGATCCGGCGACGAAGCAGTTCCGCGCCTACGACCCGGTGAAGGACGCTGCTCGTTCCGCGGAGGCCAAGCCGGCGCCGCCGCTCATCCCACCGCGGATGATCAAGAACATCAGCTGGGTTCTGAAATCTGCGAACTACTGCAACAACATCGAACTCACGAACGGCTGGCGCATCTTCTTCTTCTCCAGCGAGGGCGAGCCGCCGCAAGGTTTTCAGGCCGACCTTGTCTGGTGTGACGAGGACATTGTGAATGACCAGTGGGTTCCCGAGATGCAGGCGCGTCTGGCCGACCGGAAAGGAAAGTTCCGGTGGAGCGCTATGCCGCACTCCAAGTCGGAGTCCCTCCTGAGCCTGTCCGAGCGGGCGGAGCGGGTGGAGGAGGCGGGCATCCCGAACCCCAACATCAAGAAGTTCACGCTCCGGTTCCTCGACAACGTCCACATAGATGCCTCTGAGAAGGCCAAGGCAATCGAGCGGTGGGCGGCAGCTGGCGAGGACGTTCTGCGGATGCGCTCCGAGGGTGCGTTCGTCACGGACAGCATCCTCGTCTACCCCTCCTTCAACATGCTGACCCACGGCATGAACAAGGACGACCTGCCTGGGGGAATGATCCCGGCGGATTGGACGCGATACGCCGCGGTCGATCCGGGGCACCAAGTCTGCGCCGCCCTCTTCCTGGCCGTCCCGCCCGACGGGAAGAGCGTCGTGGTCTACGACGAGATGTACATCCGGCAGTGCTCTGCCGTGACGTTCGGGGAGAAGTTCAAGGAGGCCACCAGGGGGCAGGACTTCTACAGCTTCATCATCGACATGCACGGCGGCCGGCTCCGAGACATCGGCTCCGGCCGGCAGGTGGTGGTGCAGTATGTAGAAGAACTCAGGAAGCATGGGGTGAGGTCGCAGACGACGGGGTCTGCGTTCATGGCCGGCTGCGACGACGTGTCGGCGCGAACGAGTGCTGTTCGGAGCGCCCTGCACATCCGGCCCGACGGCACGACGCGGCTGCGGGTAATCCGGGGCAGCTGCCCAAACCTTGAGCGCGAACTCAAGCGCTACCGGAAGAAGTCAGTGCTCGTCAACGGAGTCACCATCGTCGGCGATGAGCCGAACACGAAGGGCGAGTGCCATGCCGTGCAATGCATGGAGTACCTGATTGCGTCGGAGCCCAAATTCGTCGCGCCGCGCAAAAAGGACGAGGCAGAAGGGATGCCTCAGTGGATGATTGAATTCATGGAGCGCCGGCGCCAGCGGCAGAAGCCAGCGAGCTTCACCTACCTGGGCCCGCAGTCTGATCTGACCGCTGCCGAAATGGAGGGTAACGCCAATGAGTTCGCTGAATGGGTCTGAGTGGAAGATGCCCCACATCGAGTTGGGCGACGAGGTGCTGTACTACTCCTCGGTGCTCGACCAGAAGGAGCCGATCCTCGGCTGGGTGTGCCGCCGTCCTGGCGTGAGCACGGTCAGCATCCTCACGTTCTCTCCCGACCAGGGCTTCATTGAGAAGCCCAGCGTCAGGCATGTGGACGACCCCGGCCTCCAGGAGAACGCCGGCTGGCGCCAATGGGGCGCATACCGCCTCCATCCCCGAGCGGAACTCCTCCGCAAGCTCGACACGCTGCTGCCGCAGGTGGTCACCCTGCTGGCGCGTGGCTCGAAGAAAGGTGAATGATGGTCGAGGACAACGGGATGCAGCTGGGCGGTGACGCCCCTCTCGATCCGCAGACGAAGCAGGAGAAGCTCGATCCTGATTCGCCGCTGCGTCCGATTGCCAAGGCGTGGCTGGGGAAGCTCTCTGCTGCGCGGAAGGCGAAGGCCACGTTCGACGCCGACGCCAAAGAGGCCATGGGCTTCTTTGACGGGGCTGGCGTGTGGTCGCTGCTGAACAACACCGGCCGCCCTGGCCTGACGCTGTCCAGCCGCCCGACCCCTGCGCCCGCCTTCAGAATCTCTATCAACCGTGTTTTCGAGGCCGTCAAGCTCATCGGCGCGGTGCTGTACGCCCGCAATCCGACCCGCACGGTCACGCCGCGGAAGTTCCCCGTCGTGCCACCGGAGATGCTCGGCATCAACCCGCAGGCGTATCAGGTCGACCCGATGACCGGGCAGCCGACTCCCGACCCGCAGGTCGACATGTACGTCCAGACCTCCCAGGCCGTCGGCCTTCAGGAGGAGAAGAAGAAGCTCCAGGCCCAGCTGCTGGAAGGCTACTTGAACTACTCGCCGGTCGAACTTGATTTGAAGACCAACGCCAAGCGCGCCATTGACGAGGGGATCATCAAGGGCGCCGGGGTGCTGTGGACTGAAGCCGTCTCAGTGGACAACGTGCCGCCGGCCCAGCCGACGATGCTTGTCGGTTCGTTCCACGACTCAGTGGACAACCTGCTGCTCGACCCCGACGCGCAGGTGATTCAGGAGATTCAGTGGTGCGCCCGTCGGTGCATCCTGCCCATCGATCAGGTCGCCGCAATGTTTGACCTGTCCCGCGACGACCTCAAGCCCAACTTGGAGTCGTACTCCTCCACGGGCCGGCAGAGCGAGGACACGCACAACAACCGGCAGCAGGGGCAGAAGCAGCGCACGGGGAAGACAAACGACCTCGTGACGTTCTGGAAGATTTGGTCGAAGTGCGGATTCGGCGACCGGCTGAAGGGCGCCAAGAAGGAAGACCGCGGCCTCTTCGATCCGCTGGGCGACTACTGCTATCTCGTCGTCAGCGAGGGGGTGGAGTTCCCGCTGAACATCCCGCCGTCCGTGCTGAAGGAGCAGCCCGACGAGGATGGCCTGCCCGGCTCCCTGCGAGCCCGCGCTGCGTGGCCGATCCCGTTCTGGGCCGCCAACTCGCAGGGCTGGCCGTTCAGCATGTGGGCGCCGAACGTCAAGCCAGGAGCCCTGTGGCCGATTTCTTACGTCAAGCCCGGGATCGGGGAGCTTCGCTTCCTCCAGTGGGCGCTGTCCTTCCTTATGCAGCGCATCGCCATTTCCTGCGAGACGATGATCGGCGTTTCCAAGGCGGCCGACCAAGACCTGAAGCAGCAGCTGCTCGCCCCGTCCGAGAACGGCTTCAAGATCGTGGAACTTGCCGAAGCACTCGGCCGCAGCGTCGGCGACGTGATCTCGGTGTTCCAGCATCCGAACGTCTCAACTGACCTCTGGCAGATCATCGCCGCCGTCAGCGACCTCTTCGACAAGCGGATCGGGTTGACCGAGCTTGTGTACGGCCAAACCAAGGCGTCGATGCGCAGTGCCAGCGAGGCTAACGCCAAGCAGGGCAACCTCCAGATTAGGCCAGACGATCTGGCTAACAGCGTGGAGGACTGGATGGGCCAAGCAGCAGAGAAGGAAGCCCTTGCCGCCCGATGGCTGCTCCAGCCCCAGGACGTGGCGCCGATACTCGGGCCTCTCGGCGCAGAGGCTTGGCGGATGCACATGTCCGCGCAGGACGGCGACCCGACTGGCTCCATCGCGCGGGAGTTCGAGTACCGCATCGAGTCTGGCTCGGCCCGGCGCATTAACAAAGACGCGCGCATCGATCAGATGAACCAAGCCCTTCAGGTGCTCGGCCCCGCCCTGCAAGGCCAAGCCGCTCAAGGCAACGTCGGCCCTTGGAACGCTCTCATCTCCGACTGGGCTGCCGCCAACGACCTAGACGCCTCGAACTATCTCTTAGCTCCGCCTCCGCCCCCGCCGCCGGCTCCGCCCGCTGGTGCTCCTCCTTCACCGCCGGGCGACGAAGCCGCGGCGGGGGCCCCTTCTCCGCCGCCAGCTGCCTGACGACTGATGCCCAGGACGGCACTCACCGCCGAGCAGAAAGAGGCTGCGCGCGCGCGCAAGCGGGAGTGCCAGCGTGCCTACTACGCTGCCAACCGGGAGCGCGTCCTGAAGAGGATGCGAGACCAGTACGCCGCCGCGCCCGAGGGCAAGCAGGCTTATCGGGCTGCGACGGCCGATGCCCGAAGCGCCTACCACGCGGCCCGGTATAGCGAGAGGCGTGAGGAGTACGCGAAGAAAAACAGGGCTTATCGAGCGGCAAACAAAGAGGCTATTGCGGCCCGCAAGAAAGAGCGCTATTGGCGCAAGCGCGACGACATTCTCGCCAAGAAGCGGGAGTATCAGGCGGCCAACCGCGACAAGCTGCGGGAGAAGTGCCGGCAGTACAGAGCAGCCAACCCAGAGGCTGATCGGGCGCGAAAGCTGCAAACGACCTTCTGCCTGCACCCTGCGCAATATGACGCCATGGAAGAGGGCCAGGGCGGGTGCGCGATCTGCGGCAAGCCTTGCAAGTCTGGTAGGCGTCTTGCCGTTGATCACGATCACGCCAACGGCTTTGTCAGGGGTCTCTTGTGCACCCTTTGCAACACCGGCCTCGGGAAGTTCCAAGACTCCCCTGAGCTACTTGAGAAGGCCGCAGCCTACCTGCGGGCCGGCGGCACTCAAGCGTTCGACATCGTGACATTCGCCCAGGAGATGGCCCCATGAGCATCGTATCCCGCATCCTCGCAGCCGCTGGCCTGACTCGTGCGGACGTGCCCGTCGAGATACCGGAGCCGCTCCCGATGCCCGAGCCGGTCGAGGTGCTCCCGTTCGAGGTGCGCCGCCTGGATGAGGATGCCAAGCAGCGCTACCGCAACGCGATGGCAGCCGGGTACGGCGAGCCGTTCGCGATCATGGTCGCATGCCAGATCGCCCCAGGCACTATGGGCGTGGATCGCACGTTCCAAGAGGGGCACCTCGACGGCAACTGGATGGATCGGCTCCCCAAGCGGCAGGCCCAGCGCCTCCTGCGGGACGCCAAGCGGGCAGGCATTAACACGGCGGGCCGGTTCTACATGAGCGGAATCGCGGACAAGCGAGGCGGCGGCGATCCCGAGGCGTGGGTTTCCAGCCGGGACGACGTGCTCCGGGTCGCCAAGAAGCGCCGGCTCCAGCTGCGCGGGACGATCAACTACGAGCCGCCGGAGGGGGCTCCGGTAAAGCGGGTCGACATGGCCCCGCGGCTGGTGAAGGAGCTAACCAAGAAGGAAATGGCCGCCAACCCCGGGATGAAGCGCCGGGATGCGGTCGAGGCCGTGAAGAAGCGGCACGCCCTGAAGCGCAAGCTCTAGGCCCTCCCGGGCCGCTGCTGGTTTCGGCCTGCCCCGGGCCACAAACCCAGTAGCACCGCCGTCCCCCGGGAGGCCCCATGGCACGCTTTGAGCGCCTGAATTCGCACTACAAGATCAAGCTCTCCGCCGACCCGGCCGAGGCCCAGCGGCTCCCGTTCGGGGCCGTGGCTGGCGCCATGCTCTTCATTCTGGAGGGGTCGGGCACCATCGTCTGGCACGCCGCCTACGACGTGAACGGCGACACGTTCCCGGCCTACGACGCTGACGGCAAGCCGGCCGAGACGGCTGTCTCGGAGGGCAACTCCTTCGACGTTCCGGCCGCGCTCTTCGCCTGTCCGTTCATCATCCCGACCGGCGTCGATGGGGAGGCCGTCATCGCGGTCAGCAGCTGATGGCCCAGAGCGTTCGACTCCTGCGTCCGATCCGCAGGTCGGCCGGCGGGGGGCCGGTCGGGCCGCCACCTCCACGGGTGACGTACCGCATCAAGCTGGAGAACGACTTCATCCTCCTGCGCGAGAACGGCGACAAGCTGCGCAAAGAGCAAAGCACTTAAATGGCCGACACAAAGATAAGCCAGCTGCCCGCGGGCACGCCCGTCGCCACCAGCATCTTGCCGGTGGTGAACGGCGCCACTACGCAGCGGATCACCGTCAAGCAGCTGCTCGACATCGTCGGCACGGTCGAGGGGCCAGCCGGCGTTGATGGGCCGCCTGGGGCCGACGGCGCCCCGGGGCTGGACGGCGAGTCGGTCACGGTGTTCGAGGCGCCCGCTGCCCCGACCGCCAACCGGAAGGGCGATCTCTGGCTGGAGCCTGTGCCCGCCCCTGCCACCGGCAAGGACGGCCTGACCCTTCAAGAGGTCGAGGCTGTCGTCGCGGACAAGCTCTCCAAGCTGCCGCCACCTGCGGACAGCGGGCTGACCACGCCGCAGGTGCAAGACCTCATCGACAACGCTATCGACAAGCTGCCGAAGCCAGAACCTGTTGTTGCTCCGCTGGCGTGGCAGAAGCTCACTGCGCAGATTTCCTTTGGCGTGACCGTCAATGGCTTCGCCCGAGCCTTCAGCGGGTCGATCCACATTCGCGGCACCTACACCTCCCAGTTCGGTTTCATTCCGGCCCAGAAGATTGCCGACCTGCCAGCCGGTGTTCCGCGTCCTGCCTTTGACTACACGGTGCTGGTCTTTGGAAACGAGGACGGGTCAACGACTCCGCTTCCCGGCAAGTTGACCATCAAGACCAACGGCGAGTTGTTTCTGGACGCGCCCAACTGCAACACGGTCGTCTTCGACGGCATCTCAATCCCGGTGGAATAATGGCTGACGCCCTCAAACTCAACGTGTGGGATGGCGGCAAGTGGACGCCTGTTGCCGTTGGCGGCGGCGCTGCGCCCGACCTACACATCGTGTCCGAGACCGAACCAGCCCCGGCCTCCGAGATCGGCACGCTATGGATCGACCCGACCGGCGATGCTGGCGGCGGGTCGGTGGACGTTCTCGCTGCCATCAAGGGGCAGGTCATCGCCCCGAAGGCCATCGACCTCGACGGCCCGAACACGCTGTACATCACTTCCAACCCAGACGGCACTGCCAAGCTCACGCTCCGGGTGGACGGCACTCCGCTCCGAGCGATCACTGAAGAGAACGTAGCGACAGAGGAGTGGGTGCTGTCGCAGCTTGGCACCACGCCGACCTCGACGTTCAGCAGCACCAACCCGCCGGTCTACGCCGACGCCCCTGTCGTTGAGCAGCCCAACGGCCTGCCCATCGGACTCACGGCAGACGGCATGGAGATTCACCAGCCTTATCTCGTCGGTGGAGTTCCAGTGCTGATTGGCGGCAAGCGGTTTTTGCTGCCGTTGATTGAGGCACCTGCTGGCTCGCCCACTCCGCTGTTCACCTACGCAGACGCCCCCGTCACGAAGCAACTCGACGGCACGATCATCGGCTTTAACGAAGCCGGAACCGAGATCACCCAGCCTTACCTTGTGGGCGGGATCGCGGTGATCGTCGGTGGCAAGCGATACCTGCTGCCAATCATTGAGGAATAGCCATGCCCGCCCCTACTCGACCCGCTCCGGTCACGGTCGTCCCTGAGTCCACTCGCTTTGCGAAGGGGATCTCGGGCGTGTACTCGGACGTTGAAATTGACGCACTGCTTGCAGACGTTGCGGTTGGCGACGTTGACCTGACGGGATACTCCAAGACCGAAGAACTGCCGATTGTCTATGAGCAGGACGCGGAGCCTGTCGGCAAGAACGGCGACCTGTGGCTCGGCCCGGAGGTTGCTCGCGTTGCCGCGCCCGTTACGCAGCCGGTCATTGAGGGTCAGCCGCAAACGAAGTCCCTGACCGAGCCAGAGGTTCGCGAGATCGTCCGCACGATGATCGCTGGTGGGAAGACCCCACCACCTGATTTCGATTGGACGCCGCTCGTCGTCGTCAAGGGCACGGGCCTGATCGAAGCCAAACAGACCAACGGCGTTCTCCTCCTGCGTGGAGAACTGGTTTTCACCTACTCGTCTAACGGAACCTTCACCACCGTTCGCACTCTCCCGGCCTCGCTGCCGAAGCCGCTGGTGAATTGCAGTGCGGTGGTCACGGGGAAGGAAAACGGACTCTCCTTTAAGTTCGTTTCGGTCACTTTGACCACTTCTGGCGAACTCAACGTAGTGGCGAGTGGCGGCAAATTTACCCACGTCTCCTTCGACGGGATGATCGCCTATGTGTGCTAGACAGCTTTACGTCAAGTCGAACGGTCAGTGGGTTGCTGCGCTCGGCGGCGGCACGGCGGTCGCTGACGGCCTTGCGACAGAGCAGTTCGTCACCGACGCCATCGCGGCCATCCCGGCTGCCGATCTGGCGCAGTACGTCACGATCACCGACCTGAACGACGCCCTCGCCGGGATTCCCGCCAACGCCATCGCAGTCCACGAAGGCGTGCCCCCGCAGCCATCCGCCCCGATCCCGCAGGCGCTGGAGGATGCGTTCGCGGACTACGAGGACGGCCTGCACTTCTTTAAGGGCGCCGGTGCCCTGGTGACCCTGGTTCGCCAGCAATACCAGACCACCATCGTCATCAACGGCGCCAACAAGTCCGTAGCCAAGATCGTCAAGAGCGAGGCGGGGCTGCCCACCCCGCAAAACCCGTCCCTGCTTGTCCAGCAAGAGCCTGACGGCAAGTGGATGAAGTTGACCTCCGACAAGCTCGACCAGCCGTTTGGCCCGCCGCAGATGGTGGACATCTTCGCGCTGACCGGCGGCACGGTCGATCTCTCCGGCTACTACACCAAGCCTGAAGTCGATGCGGCCATCGCCAGTGCTGCGACCGGCGGCACGGTAGACCTGTCGAGCTATGCCCTACTGGATAGCGTTTCGCAGGACATCACCGCCAATCTGATGAAGGCCCAGAGCTTCGTCTTCACCAAGTCTCAGACCTCGCTGGGCTTCGCCCGTTTCCCCGAGTACCCCAACGGCAAGCTGGGCATCGAGATCGGCGGCCCCGGCGGGGAACTCCAGTTCCTCGCCTATGTCTCTGACCTGTCGGCCTACGCCAAGCAGCAAGACAACAAGCAGAACCTGCTCGCCAAGGTAGTGACGGCAGAGGGCTACGGGTTCGGTGATGCCAGCGAGCCGCGAGTCGCCATCACCTACACAGACACGGGCGAGGGCTACGGTGAGCGGCTGGTGCTCGCAACCGGGGCATCCATCGACTACGTCGTGATGAAGACCGACCTCGATGAACTGAACGCCCTCCTGCCTCGCATCGAGAAGCTGGAGTCCAAGGCGGCGCCGACAGTCGATCTCTCCGGCTACGTCACGTCGGTGGACGCCGAAGCTCGGTATGAAACCCTGGCGTCGGGCAATCTCCTGCGCGGACAGATGCAGGCGGTCTTCGACTCGATCTACACCCGCGTCGAGTCCGACGCCCGATACGCGGAGAAGGCAAAGACCTACACGAAGACCGAGTGCGACGGCAAGTTCCTCACGCTTGTGGACATCGATCAGTTCGCCTACCGGACTGACGTTTACACGCAGAAGCAGTGCGACGACCGCTTCATCCGAATCGACCAAGCGTTCAGCAAGACCGACTTCGACAACCAGATGGCGTTGATGCTGTACAGCAGGAAGCAGATTGATGACCGGATTGCGGCCATCAACCCGCTTGGCTCACCGTCGATCAACAATCCGGCTCTGGCCGACTTTAAGAAGTCGGTGCTGGACGAGGTGAAGTTGATGCTTGTGGGTGGTACGAAAATGCCGCCGCCCGATATTGATTGGACATGGATGGTGCGCATGGATGGGGCGAGGGAGTCTGTCTCTACCGAGATTCAGGCAAGGATGATCGGTGGGTTCATTGAACTCAAGGGCACCCTGTCATTCGGCGCTGGCAGCGGCTCGTGGGTGCCGCTGCGACTTCCCCCACAGTTCCCGATGGCGGAACTTGATGCGAGCTATCCGCTTGCTATGCGGCTTGTGGGCACAGCGGTGACATACGGGTTCTGCTCGGTGAGCAGCAAGAGCCGAGACATCTCTTGCAGTCCCGGCGCACGATCAAGCGAGGCGACATTCTCGGGCATTCGATGGAAGGCGGCGTACTGAGATGAACGCACCCACCCAGGACAGAGGAGATTCCATGAAGCTCCAGAAAGCCGCAGCAGTGCTGTTCGCATTCGTCCTGTCCCTTGCAGGGGGCGAGGGCCGGGCCCACGCAGGCACCATCGATGTCTTCCGATTCGACTTTGAAAACGCAAGCGCCGGGGCGCTGACCGCACAGGCCAGCTATCTCTACGACGGGGTGAGCGCGACGTGGAACACCCCCAACAAAGGGATCGAGAACCTGGGGTCGCCGCTGGGGAATGCCGGGCTGATCCAGTATTTCAGCACCTCGACCTACCAGAGCATCACGTTCACCACGGCCACCGCCCTGGACAGCATCAGCCTGTCTTTCACCTATCAGGGGAATACCAACCAATACCCCACCTTCCCGTCCTATCAAGTGAGCGCCCTTCTTGATGGGAGTTCACTTGGGACGTTCACCAATAGCGAATCGAATGTCCCTTTTACCGTGACGCTGGATGGGCCGGGACTACTGGAAGCGGGCAGCCATACGATCCAGTGGATTGCTCCGACCTTCACGGAGGGGGTCAACAGCGGCACTGAATACATGGCTTTGGACAACGTCGTCCTGACCGCCGAAGCTCCGGTGGCCGCCGTACCCGAGATCGACCCGGCGTCGACAGGCTCGGTGCTGGCGATGCTGGCTGGAGTGCTGGGCTATATCGAGAAGCGCCGCCAGCGGGCGGGAGGGAAGCAATGGCGAGCCTGAGCTATTGGGACGGTGCCCGGTGGGCGCCGATCACGTCCGCGGGAACTGGCGCTGGCCCGCAGGGGCCAGCTGGCGCCGACGGGCAGTCTGTCTCAGTGTTTGTTCAAGGCACGCAGCCGGTCGCGAAGCGCGAGGGCGATGTCTGGATCGATGACGGGTCGCCGCGAGTGAGGCACATATCAGAACTGGCCGAAGTGAAGACCATCAGTGACATCTAACGAAAGGGACTGTCATGGCTGACGTGAGGATTTGGACGGGAACGGAGTGGATCAGCATCGTCGGGCCGCAGGGCCCCGCGGGCGCGGACGGTGCGGACGGCGCCGACGGTGCAGCAGGCGCCGACGGCACGAACGTATCTGTCGAGGTGGGCACGGTCACGACCGGAGCGCCGAACACTCAGGTGTCGGTGACTGACGTGTCGGCCGACCCGACCAAGGTCGTGCTCGCGTTCTCGATCCCGGCAGGCGCGCCGGGCGCAGACGGTGCGGACGGTGCTGATGGCGCCGACGGCGCCCCGGGCGCGGACGGCCAGGACGGCAAGGACGGCGTCGACGGGAAAGACGGCAGCGGCGTGACGATCCAGCCGCCCTCGGCAACGTGGCCGCCAGCTGGCACACCGACCGACGGCTCGATGTACATCGTCCCCGATCCGGTTCCCGCCGGCTATCCGGCCGGCTCGAACCCCGGAGACGGTCTCGTCTACGCGGGCGGCAGCTACACCAACGTCGGCCCGATCCGTGGCCCGAAGGGTGACACGGGTGCCGACGGCGCGGCTGGCGCCGACGGCGTGGCGGGCGCGGACGGTGCGGACGGCGCGCCGGGTGCGGCTGCCACCGTGATGGCGGGGTCGGTGACGCTCGGTGCTGTCGGCTCGACGCCGGTCGTGACCAACTCGGGTACGACCGATGCGGCCGTGTTCGACTTCACTCTCCCGGCCGCCAAGGACGGGGTGGACGGCGCCGACGGCGCAGACGGCCAGGACGGCGAGAACGCCGAGGTCTACAAGCAGCTGGACACTCCGACGGCGCAGCGCGTCGGCGCCCTCTGGCTGGTGATGGCCCCGTAGTCTGATTCCCACCCGAGCGCAGCGGGGGCCGGCAATCTGGCCGCCCCCTCATGGAGAAAAGCATGGACGACGTGAAGGTCTGGACAGGCAGCAGCTGGGAGAGCATCAAGGGCCCGAAGGGTGACCCCGGCGCCGCCGGCCCTACCGAGGTCTCCTCGGATGCGGGCAACGCGACTCGCATCGGCAGCGACGGCAAGGTCTACACGGGCGTGGCGAACGTGCCGTTCAACATCGCCACCGTCGCTAGCGGCATGGACGGCGTCGGCATCTACGTCGACCAGACGAAGATTCCTGGCTGGGATGGCCTCGTCTCCGCCGATCCAGACAACGCCATCACTGCCGGCTCCGACCAGAAGCCATACATCAACCAGACGCTTCTCGACGCTCGGTACGTTCTCGCCAACGGCGACACGATGACCGGCCCGCTGGCGATCTCGTACTCGCCCAAAGCCGGAGAGGTGGCGCTCAAGGTCGAGGGCGGCATCACCGCCGTCGGCGATCTCGAAGTCGGCGGCAGCATCACGAGCACCGGCGCTGCGCACTCGTTTGCGGCGGGCTCGATCAACGTCTCGGCCATCGGCGGCCTCACGGCTGCCCTCGACCCCCGGTACGTCAACGTCACGGGCGACACGATGACCGGCCCCCTGGCGATTTCCGCCGGCGCCGGATCGTCTTCTGTGTCGCTGTCGGTCGGATCGGCTGGGTGGTCGGCATACGTTTCAGACACCGGACACTACGGCCTGCGCAACACCGCAGCCGGTCGAAACGACATGGTGGTCGACGCGGCTGGGAATGTCACGTTCCGCCGCGAGGCCGTCAACGCTGATGCGGTAGCGCCTCGTGGCGTTGTCGTGCTTGCGCCCGACGAGTGGTATCGAAAGCTGACGCACGACGATTGCCACCGCTTCATCTACCTGAACTCCGATGATAAAAACCCAGTCGAACCGCCTCTCGTTGCCGACGATGCCCCAGTCGTATGTTTTTTGGTCGCTGAACTGCCTGACGCGGCCAGCCCGATCCCCATCGGCTCGACTATCGTCCTGCTGTGGGTCGGTGGCGGTTGTATTCATGTGCGCGTTCCGACGGGTGTATCAGCGTTGGCTTACGGCAAACTCGACAAGGAATTTTCAACCTTTGGGCAGTGTTTCATCGACAAGCCGTCGCAACTAGCGGGCGTATTCACACCGCAGTTTTTCCCCACGCGGATCACATTCACGAAAGTGGCGGAGGATTTTTGGTTCGTGGAGTCGCCAGCGCCAATCGTATTTTCACCCGAATACCTTCCCAAAAAGGACGACACGGATGGCGAATGATCAGATGACACCGGAGCAGAAATTGCGACTTAGGGCGGCGCTGTCGGCGGCCACGGCGGCGACGTTGGAGAAAGAGCGCATCGTGCGCGCCTCTATTGCCATTGCTCCTACACCTGCGCCGTCGCCGCAAGCCGAGAAGTAGATGCCGCTGCCGCGTGCCGCGCGACACCGAAAACACTTAGGCTGAACTCTCGGCCACCTGTACACTAGAACAGTATCCACGGAGAGACTCCCATGAGCATGTTTACGCTCGCCGCGCAAGACGCGATGGAATACCTGATGCAGACCTCGGGCGGGGGCTCGCAGGATCAGGAGCACCGTGTTCTCAGGGCCGCCCTGCACCACGCCTACCGGGACGTGTGCTCGATCAAGGACTGGCTGTGGCACATCAGCGAGGGGAACATCACGACGGTCGCCGGGGAGAACACCTATCTCCTTCCGGTCGACTGTAAGAACGTGGACGCGATCAGCCTCCCCGACCAGACCACGACGACCTCCTACGTCACCCCAGCTGAGTGGCTGCGCCTGGAGCAGAACGATCTGACCCTCGGGTTCCCGGTGTGGTGGACGGTCTCCCGATCTACTGACCCGGCGAAGTACGACCGCTGGGTGCTGAAGATCGCCGGCCGACTTCCCGCCGGCACCTTCCTGCGTTTCACCTACCGCCGCACGCCGTCCCCGCTCTCTCTGATGGGATACGAGTCCTACTGCCGAACCGGGCAGGTGACCGTGACCGGCAATAAGGTGTACGGCACGAACGTCAACTTCCCGACCCGCTGCGAGGGCGCGATCTTCCGCGTCGGCACTCCGGCCAACGTGCCCGAGTCCCTGGCTGGGTTCTATCCGTACCTCGCGCAGAGCAAGATCGCCTCCCGCGACTCGTCCACGGAACTGACCCTCGAAGACGACCTTGGCGCCTACCCGCTGTCGAAGTACGTCATCAGCGACCATCTGGACATGAGCAACCAGATGTACTCCGCGCTGCTCTCGGGCACCGAGGTCTACCTCGCCCGCCTGATGGGCAAGAACGTCGAGGGCGCCACCGGCCTCTACCAGCGTGACCTGAAGTCGGCGATGGAGGGCGACGTGCTGGCCCCGATCTCGGGCCGCCGTGCGCCCTACGACCGGACGCCTGACAGCCCAGGCCCGAACTACGCGGGCAGCAACAGCTACGGCCCTGATGGCGGCACTGCCTGACAGGAGGCCGCATGCTCCGTATAGCGCGATTCGGCGGGATCATAAGCAATTGCAGTTCTTACGCCGTGCCCCCGGGCGGGGCTGTGCAGCAGATCAACCTGACCTGTCGTGTGCCCGGCCAGCTGACGAGCCGCGCCGGCATGGCGCAGGTGCAGTACGACAAAGAGATGAGGAGCGCGCCCGAGAAGCTGGTGACCCAGCTGTTCCCGACGCCGGGCGGCGTGGGCCGCGGTGACAAGCTGATCCTGATAGAGGAGGACGGCACCGTCCACCTCACCCAGAGCGTCTCGTGAGGCTCCCGTGCCAGTACCCGACAAAACCCCGGCTACCGTCGCTATTGGCCCGCACCAGTACGGGTATATCTACCACGGCCACGGCCGACCGGATCGCATTGACCTGACCGACGGCACCATCGTGCCGGCGGGCGTGGATGCCCCGAAGGACGCTCCGGTCGTGAAGGCCGTCGGGGAGGCGCGGTACTACATCCCTCGCATTGACGTGGTGGAGTACGGCGC